AAAAAGGATCCTTCTCCTCCAACATTGGAGGTGTACTCATGCGTGATACTCTGACTCTCAATAGTCAAGCTGTAGGTACCTTGGTAAGATATACCGAGATATTCTACAAAGGCTATTGGCAGCCCTACTGGTACGGCGGAATCTACACTTTGGATCGTTCCAACGACTTTTGTCCTCTGGATAAGGCTCGTTCGGAAATTTCCGAAGGGGATTTCGTAACCCCCACTATACCTTATAAAGGTTGGCGAATCGAGGAATACCCCGGTTCGTATAACCTAAGTGAGGACTGGTATTACTATACCAGTCGCGGCTATCCTATGCGTAGGAGATCCGTGTACAGTGGTTCTTGGTTCCCGCAGAACGATTTCACGTTAGACTATACGTGGTTTCGGGATCCCGGTATCTCTGTTAACCTCAGACATGAGGCCACACAGAGAGCTCTATCAGAGATTAGGAATAATCAGATAGAGTTAACCGAGCATCTAAGCGAGTTGCGTGCAACCGCTTCGATGATGCGTGACCAAGCACATGGCCTTGCGCTGGCTTTTACTGCCTTTAGAAAGGGCAATATTCGCTCAGCGATTAGGCACCTTGGACTTAATCCAAAGGATTTTGTCGATACCGCTATCGGCAGTTGGCTCTCCCTCCGTTTCGGATGGGCACCAATTGTCAGCGATATCGCGCGTGCGAGGGATATTATTCTCGGTATTCTTACCGGGAATACATCACTTACACGTGTCAAGGTTACGGCTACCTCTCCTGGGCCCCTTACGGGTCCCATCGATTGGCCTCCGTACATGCGTACCGATAATCGAACACTTGGAGCTAATGCAGAGATTTGGTTCAAACTCAAGGACCAAGACGCTGCTCAGCTATCCAGAATAGGTTTTGACAACTGGGCCTTGACGGCCTGGAACGCTGCTTCCTATTCTTTCGTGATCGATTACTTCGTAGGTGTCAGCAATTTCTTAGAGGCCATTGCCGTTCCTCGAACGGTCGATGTCTCTTCGTCGGTGCTGACAGAGTGGGCTAAGGGTGAGGTGGAACTCACTCCCTTGTCAACCGCTTCTAGCGTCGATGGTTATGACGCTAAAGCAATGACTAGCCCGGCAGGGGTGAAAGTGTTCTCCTTCAAGAGAACGCCATTAACCTTCGCCTTCCAGGCACCAGTAATCCAGCTGGTGCCTAATCTGCAACAGAGTGCAACCATAGGTGCACTCATATCACTAAGGATTAGGTAGTAATGCCTTCCTTCGCACCCATCACGCTCACTGACCGTGATTTAACTGCCCACGTGTTCTCCCCTCGCATGGAGGAGGCGAACAACGTGTATCGCTTCGCTAAAGATGACCCTTCTGGTGTTATCCTTGGCGAGACTGCTCTCCGCGTCTCCCTGAAGGAAACGCCGAGTTCGGTCAAGGTCCGGCTAAAGCTTGAACGCCCGACCCTCGTCACCGAAACGGTGAACGGGGTCAATCGTTCGATCGTGGAACGGCGCAGTATGGCCGATCTCACGTTCACTTTTGCCCGCACGTCGACGTCTGCAGAACGGAGAGAGATGGTCGGAATGATTTCCGATGCTCTCACTGCCGCACAGACAGACCTCGATGCCATGATCGTCGATCTCAAACCTTACTACTGAGGGCCACATGTGGCGTCTCATCATAGCTAAGGTTGCTGGGGGTTCGCTCCCAGTCAAGACCATCCTTGGAGCCGTAGCACTTCTGCTTACGGCGGGGATCTTGGTGGTATCCGATTCTCGGGTAACACCTTGGACACTCCTCGACGTCCTTCGGGAATACGGGGAATCATTGGATCAAGAGTGATCCAATGGATCATGTACTTGTCCTATTCTTACGAAAGGAAAAGCAATGCGCAGAATGGACCTGGATAAGATTCTCTCGAACTTATCGCAGACCGACTCTTGGCGATTTTGGGGCTGGCTTCTAGACGATGCTATATGCATCCGTCAGAAGCGAGGCCTCCTATTGATCCCTACCTCTCGCGATCTTTGGATTGCGAGGGAGGTGAGTGCTACACGAGTTATACTCAGCCCTTCGTGGGTTGGTATTTCCCTCGTGACACTCCCGATTGACGGTACGATGTATCTCACATCGACGTCAACGAAGGGTCATAGGTTGTCTCACCATACCATCTCCTTCCTCGAATATTGCGATTTGTTACAAGTCGCAGTATTAAAGATGGAGGTGGATGGATGAGTTTCCAAAATCACCTTCCGGATCACCTCGGGAAGACCTTCCTAAGCGAATTGAACACCTTGGTGTCTCAACTAGCTCAGGAAGGGGGTTTCAAGGAACGTTACCTTGAATCAGAAATGATGTCCAAGTTTTGCGACGTCACAACTGTACCCCCCGAGGAGCGGCGCGCGGCAGCCATTGAGAAATGGCTGTCGTCAGAGGAGAGAAACCGTAAGACGAATGAACGCCTCCTCATCGGTGATGAGGATTTCGGCTTCTGCACTTCAGATAAGATTATCGCTCTTGCGTGTAATCATATCCGACGGGTTCTTGGTCCTATTAGCTCTGCCAGTCTTTCTGAAAGCTGGCATACTAACGGGGCTTCGACCCGCTTACGGCGCGGTGTTACCACCGCTATCCAAAAGCACTCCGGAAAAGCACACGGTACCGAGAGCGCTCGGTTGCAATGGTCCTTGATGGCTAGCGATACCATCTTAGAAGACCAAACAACTGAGTGTGTCTCGGGTTCCATGCTCTTCACAGTCCCCAAGAAGACGGAGATTGACCGAGTGGCTTGTAAAGAGCCTGAGGTAAATCTTTATCTTCAGCGTGGTGTGGGTAACCACATACGGAGACGCCTGAGGCGTTTTGGTATTGATCTCAACGATCAGACACGTAACCAGGAACTTGCTCGGAGAGGGGTTGAGTTAGGTCTCGCAACCCTTGATCTCTCTTCAGCATCCGACACCATCTCAAGGGAGCTTGTAAGAAACTTGCTTCCCTTTGAGTGGTTCTCCTATCTCGACGATATCCGTTCTCAACGGACATTGATCGAGAGGGATGGTCGTGCCGAATGGCACGAGTTGGAGATGTTCTCATCGATGGGGAACGGGTTCACTTTTGAGCTAGAGACACTTATATTCTGGTCGCTTTGTCATGCGATCAAAATGGTGTCAAAAGTCAAAGGACCCGTCTCCGTTTACGGTGATGACATCATCGTTCCTGTAGCAATC